TGATATTGATACAAATATATTAGTTAGAGTTGACTTAGATCAAGATCAATTTACAAATACTAAAGATACAAATGAATTTGATTAAACTAACAAACATATTAAAAGAAATTTCTGAAATTGAATCAGAAAGAATATTGTCAAAAATACGAAATAAAAATTTTCAATTTTTTGATAGTGGAGATAATGGAAAAGTTTATACTATAGATGGTGAAGATTTATTAATGAAAATAACATCAGAACCAGATGAAGTAGCAGTTGCAGACGTTATTGTTGGACAATATGATAAATATAATGCATTTATTCCAGTAGTTTATACAGATAATAATAAAATGTATATTATGAATCGAGCGAGTAAATTATCATCATCTATGTTTACAGAAATAGAAAATTTTTATGAAAATTATAAAAATTATGCAAGACAACAAGGTATTGAAACAAGTATTTTTGAATATTTTAATAATGATGGAGCTAGAAATATTAATCAAAATCTTGCAAGTTTTATAAGTGCATTAGAACAACAAGTTAAAGACACAGGAATTGGCGATTTAGAATTATCATTAGATTTTAAACCAGATAATATTATGAACTGGAATGGTAATTTAGTAATGGTTGATTGGTAAAGGAAAAAAAGTTATGAAAAATCATTGGCATTCAAATAATAAACAACGCCAAGCGGCGTATAAGTATGGATATAGATCTGGATTAGAATTAAAAGTTGCAGATCAAATAAAAGAAGCAAAGTATCCAGTAAAATATGAAACAGAAACATTACAATATATTGTTCCTCAAAAAAATTCAAAGTACACACCTGATTTTATTTTTATAAAAAAGAATGGTAAAACAATGTATATTGAAACTAAAGGAAGATGGACAAGTACTGATAGACAAAAAATGAAACATATTTTAGCATCTAATCCAGATATTGATTTACGAATTATATTTCAAAATCCAAATCAAAAAATATCAAAAGGATCAAAAACAACATATGAAATGTATGCAACTAAAATTGGAATAAAATATGTTGCAAAAAAAGATATGCCAAAAGAATGGTTAAACGAATGTTGTAAAATAGATGAAGAGCCAAAAAAAATTAATTTGTTAAACAATTGGTTGGATAATTGAAAAATAATCATTATTTTTTTAATGTAAGTTAATAAAAAGATGAAATCGTTTAATATAATGTATATTATTAAATGATGAGTCGTTAGACCGATTAATTGTGTCTAACATATATTATAATAAGCCAATTATTTTGATCTTTCAGTAAATTTTCTTATAATAAATTATATGACAAATTTAAAACTACTTCAACTCTTAGAGTCTGTTTTAGGTAAAGGTAAGCAAACATCTGGTAATAATATTGCGTTTTTCTCTCCATTTACATCACATTATAAACCTAAATTAGAAATTGATATTAATACTGATAATAACGGTCAGAATCCATGGCATTGTTGGATATCTGATAAAAAAGGTAGATCAATACATTCTTTATTTAAACAATTAAATTTGTCAAAAGATAAATTTGAAAAATTAGGTAAAATAATTGAACGGTCGAAATATAGAAATAATTCTACAGAAATATCAAAAAAAGAAGAACAAATTCAATTGCCAGAAGATTTTAAACCACTTTGGTTAAAAAACAATACTCCAGATTATCGTAATGCAATATATTATTTACAAAAACGTAAAATAACAATATTTGATATAATTAGATATAGGATTGGATATGCTGATAACGGCCCATATTCTGGTAAAATAATTATTCCTAGTTATGACGAAAATGGACAATTAAATTATTTTGTATCTAGAGCATTTTATGAGAATGATCCATATAAACATAAAAATCCAAAAGTTTCAAAGGATATAATAGGATTTGATATGTTAATTAATTGGAATGAACCAATTACATTATGCGAAGGAGCATTTGATGCAATTACAATTAAAAGAAATGCAATACCGTTATTTGGTAAACAAATTAATCCGAAGCTTAGGATAAAAATTATTGAAGAAGGCATAAAACAAATTTATATATGTTTAGATCAAGATGCAATACAAAATGCAAAACAAATATCAAAAATGTTTATGGATGAAGGTATTGAAGTACATTTAGTTAAATTAGATAAAGAAGATCCTAATGAGTTAGGATATAAAAATATTACAGACAAAATTCAAGACACATATAAGTTTTCATTTGAAGAAATGATGACATTAGAAATAAACTCACTATGGAAATAAAAACATTAAAAACAACAATTGAGTCAATTGACAAGATATTTCATATATCAGATATACATATACGTACATTAAAACGCCATAAAGAATATGAACAAGTATTTGAAAATTTATTCTTACATATTGCACAACATGCAACTAATCAAAGTATTTGTGTATTAACAGGAGATATAGTACACTCAAAATTAGATATGTCTCCGGAGTTAATTAACATGTTAACAAAATTTTTTAATAGATTTCATATACCTACAATTGTTATATTAGGTAATCATGATATGAACTTAAATAATCTATATAGATTAGATGCAATATCTCCAATATTAGATGTTATTAATAACGATAATATTCATTTCATAAAAGATAATGGATTATTTAAATTTGCTAACGTTGTATTTAATCATATGGCAGTAGATGTTGCTCCAAAAGATTATATTAAAGCAAAAGAATTTGATGCTCATTATAAAATAGCTTTACATCATGGAGCTGTACATAATGCTAAAACTGATATAGGTTTTCAAATTTCAAATGATCATGTTACTACTGAATTATTTGATGGTCATGATTTAACATTATTAGGCGATATACATAAACCTGCACAATTCTTAAACAACGAAAAAACAATTGGATATCCTGGATCATTAATACAACAAAACCACGGAGAAGCACTTGATCATGGCATATTAGTATGGGATCTCCCAGATCGTACATCAGAATTTATAGAAATACAAAATGATTATGGATATGTTACTTTTGAAGTAGAAAATGCAAAAATTAAGAAATCTCCACATCGAGTACCTGCAAAACCTAGAGTCAGAATTAAATTTACTGATACAGATGCATCTGACATTAAAAAATTAATAGCAACTATACGTAAAAAATATAAAGTTCAAGACGTATCAATACAACGTACTGCAAATCATATTGAAAGTAATAAAAATGGATCTATTGCAATAGGTAATGTTCGTGATGTAGAACATCAAAATAACTTAATAACAAATTTTATAAACGAAAATCATCCAGATGCAAATAAAAAAGAATTAGATGCAATTAGACATATTAACAGAACTATAAATTCTAAACTACCTGTTTTAGAATCAGTTAGAAATGTAACATGGTATCCAGTTTCTTTTGAGTTTGATAATATGTTTTCATATGGAGAAAAAAATAAAGTAGATTTTTCTAAATTATCTGATGTTATAGGATTATTTGCTGCAAATGCATCTGGTAAATCATCTTTATTAGATGCTATAATATATACAATATTTGATAAATGTAGTAAAACAAGTAAATCAAAAGAAGTTTTAAATAATAAAAAATCTACATTTAAAGGTATCTTTAAATTTAAGTTAAATGATAAATTATATACAATTGAAAGAGAAGGAGTAACATTAAAACATGGCCATGTCAAAGTTAATGTTAACTTTTATAACGAAGATGAAAATTTAAATGGTGAAGAAAGAAGTGATACAAATAAAAGTATAAGACGATATTTAGGAACATATGATGATTTTATTTTAACTGCATTTTCATTACAAGCTGATAATAATAATTTTATAGAAAAATCACAAAGAGAAAGAAAAGATTTATTATCACAATTTTTAGACACTACCGTATTTGAACAATTATATCATTTAGCATCAGAAGAAATAAAAGAAACAGCTGGAAAATTAAAAGCATATAAAAAAATAGACTTTGGTTCTATTATAAAAGAGTCTGATGATATTATTATTGAAAATCAAGATACTATAATCGAATTAGAAAAAAATGATAATGATTTACAAAATTCTAGAAATGATATACAAAACAAAATTGTTGAATTAATTGAATCAAAACAACCAATGTCATATGACGGTCCAGATATTTCTGATTTAGAAAAAACAGAAAACCAGTTAATTGATACTATAGAAAATATAGAAATACAAATAGAAGAATTAGAAAATAAAATTAATTTATTAAATGATGAATCAATTGAATCAATATCAATTAACCAATTCAATTTGCAAAAA